CCGGTGGACATAATTCGGTTGCGTTGTGGCCGCTTTGCAGGTATCGCAGATATAACGGTCACAACTTGGGCAATACGCTCTCTCCCGCTTCCTGAATGGATTCAGCACCACCGTGGACGCACAATGCCAGCAGACAAGCGTCGGGATTTCCTGCTTGCGCCCCTCCGGCACGGGGATCATTCCCCGCCACCCGCGCTCGTCGATGTCTTTTTCGCTGATACCGGGGCTTGCAGAGTGATCGACGATCACCGCCCCGTCCTGTTTGCTGCCAATCATTGATCTCCCCTACAAAATCGCCTGACCCATCAGGGTATCTGCCGCCGATACCTTGAATGCCATTGCACCGGATGCAACGGTGTCGTTTGCGCCAGATCCTTGCGTCGCTATGCCTGGCGTGCTCGTTCCTATGATGGCCCCGATAGACGCTTGGGTCTGACTGAGCAACGTGATTGCGTTGCCGTCGGTCGTGTCCTGAATGGACCCGTTATTGTTGGTTTCTGCCGTGTAGCCGTTCGCAGCGGCCTGAATCGTGGCACTCGATGTGCTGGAGCACCAGGCGACCACAAAGTCATTTGCAGCCGTCGTGCTGCCCGTGTTCGGCAGAATAATCGCCGCGGCATTGTTAACGATGCCGTTTGAGCCGGCATTTGCCGCCGCATCAAACGCGGTGAGGCCGCTGACCTCGTAAGCCCCGATCATAAACTGACCGGGCGTGCTGACCGAGAATGTCGCATGCGGCTGCAGCGCGCCGCCGGCCACGTTCAGCAGGTAGAACTGCGCAATGCAATACCCGTTTGCATCCGCAATCTTGCTCTGGATGGTGTAAGTGTTCGTCCCATCCGTGATGCTGCTGATATCAGTCAGCGCACCAAACCATCCTGCATAGCCGGAGACCGCATTGCCGCCGGTCAGGTTTGATAAAAATCCTACGTTAGGCCCCGTGTTGCTGGTCGCGGCAGAAAACGCGCTGTGCTTCTGGACAATCACCATTTATGCGGGCTTCCAGAGATACACGCTGCCGTCATAAGTCGTGCCGATGCCGGTGTAATCGAACCGGGGGAACATCAGAACGCCATACTCGAAGATCGGACAAATCAGGCAGTCAAACAGGGAGTTCTGACCCTGCCCGTTGATGCCCATGAGCGGAGGAGCGCCCGTCCCGCTGTTCGTTCCGGTCGTCCCTGCGCCGGCGGTGCTCCAACTGTTCCCTACGCAATCGTAGGTCATGATGGAGTAGGCCAGACCGTTATTGGTAGTCTGCCCCGTCCCGCCGACGAGCGACACCAACTTGTTAGCCCCGGTTGTCGGGTGCGATGCAACCAGGCATGTCCCATCAATGTAAATCTTGTTTGGCGAGGCGGTCTTGCTGGTAAAATTCCCCAGTTTGTCCATCTTCCACATCGCATTTGTACCGCCGAAGTACACCGCCTGCTGGTCCGGGTTGTAACAAGCCCAATTCGAGTAATGCGACTCGAAGGTGCAATTCGGCACGCCAGGGTAGGCCGACTGCGTATTATTCGTGTTGGCGATGTAGGACCAGGTGTTCGTGTTCTTGATCCACTCGCTGATGCCGTAGTCACCGTCTATCCGTAGCAGGCTTCCCCTGTCAGGGAACCACACCAAAGCCTGCCCGGACTGTCCCGCAGTGCCCCATGCGAGGTTCCCCGCGCCACTGTCCATGTTCGACCAGGTCGCGCCATAGTCGCTGGTGTAGTAGATGACGCTGGAGGCGTATTGCAGAAAATAGTGCACTCCCGCGTCGTCGGTCGTATTCTGATTGTAGGCGTGCAGTTCGACGTTCTGACCAATCTCCCCAGTGTTCCCGATAGTGTTCGTCCAGGTATCGGTCCCGGCATCGTACTTAAGGAAGCCGTTCCAATAGATCGTCGCCCCTGCATTCTGGTGATTCCCACCGAAAAACATCATTCGGTGGTTGACGTGATCCCAGGACGCATTGTTCGCAAATTCGGCAACCGAGTACCCAAGCTGCGTCCCGCCAGGAGGTTCCATGATCTGGCTGTTAGCCCAGCTCGTATTACCCGTGTCAAACTTTGTCCACTGATTCGCTGACAGCGCATTGGCAGCGGTTTGCAATGCGTTTCCGCCGCCTCCCGGCGCTACAGTGAGCCCTAAACCGCCATTGCGGTAAGTGATCGGCGGCATGTCAATACGCCTGCGGGCAGGGGATATTGCTGGTCGAGCAGATCAACTGTGCCCACTTCTGGTAGGTGTCCTGTCCCGAGGCGGCCGCGTTCGTGTCATACCCGATCAGGTAGATCCCGTTCGGCCCGTTCGTATAGGTCGCGTCTGCCGGGCAGGGCAGCGTCCCGGTCGGCGCGGTCGCAATTTTGGTGTAACTGGTGTCGCCCCATTGAGCGCACCACATATCGAATTCATTCCCTGTCTGGCCGCCTACGGTCTGGTAATTAATCCGCAGCAGGTAAGTCATCCAGGTATCGGTAATGATCGGGAACGCGCCGACGTTGTGCAGGGTCGGATCTGATAACCCAGTAGCAGCATTTGCTCCTATTTCTTGGCTGTATAAACAATACCGGTGCGCCTGATCGGGACTTCCCGGACCTCGGTCAATCGCGTTTTGCTGTTTAAAATCAGTGCTGCTATAGACCGAAGAAAACGGATCTTGAAATATATCGTAGTGTCCATCCCAACTGCTCGTCCCGGTGTGGCCGTAGGCGGTTGGGTATGCCCGATAATTCGAGTCAAGCGCCACAATCTCGTTAGCAATATCCGACTGCGACGATATCGGATTGCTGTTGTTATATCCGCCAACAATGCAGAGCTTGAATCCACCGGAAGAATCTGTGCGGACTGTACTCATTGGCCCGCTGGCAACGGTTCCAACATTATTATCAAGGTTGTACGTTCCGGTACCGCCCGATCCGGTACCAAAACTAGCAATCCTCACTGTAGAACCAAACCCAGTTCCAAGCACCACTTGCCCTGTATAAATCGTCCCAGTCGTCATGGACGAGATCGTGAGCACCGTTCCCGAAGCCGAAGCCGTAAACGTCGCGCACTGGTAGGACTGATACCGGGACAGCGGAATCTTGCTGCGAAACTGGATGTAGAACGGCGCACCGGCGATGCCCTGGCTTTGCAGAGTCCATGTCGGATTGAGCAAGCCAAACCACGCCGGACTACCGTCTGGATCGCCCGCCGGCCAATTAATCTTCAGGCAGCAGCCGGCCTTGGTGCCCGGTATGCCGTCGGTCACATCCTTGACGATCCGCGCCAGCAGTGGCGCACTATTCCCGTTTGCGGTGGTATGCGTCGGGTTGTCGAAGTCGTGCGGGCCGGAGAAGTCTGTCGCAAACGTCACGCCCACCGCCGTGCTGCGCGCAATCCAATCGGCCTGTTGCGGGGTGATCCCGCCTTTCACCGGGACGCCCGCGTTTGAAAACGTAATCGGCGGCATCAGTCAGCGTCTTTACGCTTCACGTCCACCTGGATCTGCCCGTCTTTGCCTTTAGTGAGCTTCACGGTCTTGTCGCCGGGCTTGGGGATGACGTTGGTGATGTTGACGTTGATAGGCTGGGGCTTGGATTCTGCGGCCTTGGGCTGCTCTGCCGACTTCGCTTCCCGGTCCTTGTCTTTGTGAGCCGAATTGATTTCAGCTTCTTTTTCCTTCACCTTGCGATTGACTTCGACCTGCGCCATCTTGGCGACGAAATCCTGCTCGATCTTCTTAAGATTGATGGTCATTTCATCGCGAAGCTTCTGCTCGGCGATCTCCCGCTCCAGCTTTAACTCTGCCAGCAATGCAGCCTGCTTGAGCCTCGGATCTTCCGGAATCGTCTTGCTGTGCAGCAGTTGGACGCGGGCGTTCTCGTTCTGCTGCTTATGGGCTTCCGCCGCCACGCGCGCCTGAGCGGTGACTTCCTTGCCCTTGTAGGACAGGACATGGCCCATCTGCTTTTCTTTGAGCTGCTTCTGGAGATCCTGCACCATCTGAGAAGCGGCTTGCAGTTGGACTTGCAGTTGCTTCTTCTGCGGATCTTCGTCGTTGAAGAACCGACTTCCGTCCTGATACCCCAGATGCCCGAAGATTTCCTTTCCGACCTCGGTCAGATTGATGCCAGGCGGCGGCTTCAGGCTCAACTGGCTGAACGTGGTAATACCGGCGATGAACTTCTGGAGCTTGGATGTCGGATCTGTCGCGCCCATCCCGACATTGACGGTCAGCGTCAGTTCTTTGTCGAGCAGATCATCAGTTACCTGGTCAATGCCGTAGTGCTGATGGAGCTTCGCTTTCTCGCCGGCAAGGGCAAGCACTACCGTATCGGTCTCGTAATGCTGCTCCAACTTCATCAACTGCCGCAGGATAGGCTCAATGAACGTCGTCACATAGGTGCGGATCAGATACTCGGTCATGATCGTCGCACCGGAACTGACCAGCCCTAACGTCTTGGCCGGGGACTCCATTGCCTGATGGTTCTGCAAGACGCTGCCGGCGGAGAAGTTGCCCAGCAACTCGTCCATATCGGCATTGATGCGGTCCTGCTCGGCATAGCTCGACCCGGTAATATCCGGAAATTCGAGCGGCTTGACATCCGTCTCAGGGTCGTTAACAAGGGTTATGGAGCCAGGGACGTTTCTTATGAGGCTGGAATAGTCGATATCCCGGCCGCGCTTTGCGATGAAGCGCTTATTCAGAACCAGCTTGATATTGTCAATGCGCTGGTTGGCAATTTCGTTCGTTTCGGATTGCAGCCCTTGCGCGAGTTTCGGAATCGGGCTCGGCATCGGGTTGTGCGTCTCGATATTGCAGACGCCCATCACATACGGGCGCTCCCCGTGGAATACCCGCGCGCGCAGGGGCTTGGGCTTGGTGAGCATCGCCACCGTTCCCAGCGTGTACCACTCCCAATCGACTCCGTTGATTTTGTGGATATGGCGCTGGACCCAGACAACGTTGTAGTTGTCAATGGTCCGCCCCTCGTTCTCCTTGGGATCTTCTTTCTGATTCGTCCGCGCCGCCGTCGTGCGATCAGGCTTGGAGGACATGGCCGAGTGAAACATGGACTCGTCCACATCTTCCCACTCGCCGTCGTTGATCTTCCCCTTCACATCCTGCGCAAACATCGGCATCAGGTGGATGATGTAGGGCGAGGTGCCTACCGGGTCGATCCAGGACGCCGCCGGGTCGAACAGGAAGTTTTCAATGGGCACCAGATCCACGCACGGGCGATCGGCGGTGACGATCTCCTCGCCGCTGTCCGATCCACTTTTCTCGCCGTCCTCGAAGGGAATCGGCTTGGCAGGCTCTTTGTCCTGTACCGTGTAATCCCAGTAGACGTGCGCCACTGCGGCGCCGACCGTCTGCGCATCCTGAATGCCGCCCAGCACGATCTGAAACCAGGGAACGCCCTTTTCTTTCTTCGTCAGCCGGTATTGCAGGAGATGCTTCATCACCTGCGCGGCGGCGCGCTCTTTCGTGTCGTTCTGGTTCTCCGCCTCGATAGACACGACATCCATGTTGGAGAAGAACGCCGCCGCTGCCGCCGCCTCGTTCTTGCGGATCAGGGCACGGGTCTTGGGGCGGAACAGCTTCGAGCGCTTGTCATAGGGCGCGGAGTTGTACTTGCTGTCCGTCGGGTGCTGGCTGTTGAACGCCCGCAGGGAATCTTCCCAGGTCTTACGGTAGTTCGTGTCAACGTAGCTGGTCGCAAAGTCGTAGGCTTCCTGCGCCAGCCGCAGCCAGGATTTATCCCCCCCGCGACGCCCTTCCGGCGGGCCGGACCTGTTCAGGTCGCCCCGGCTGGAATAGGTCGGTTCCCCGTAGTCGGCGCTGGGCGGCTGGGGGCGGATAGTAGATGTCACGACTTGTCAACGTTCTCGGCAAAACTTCCGTCCCAGCGGCCCCGGCGCATCCCCATGCGCTCAAGCAATTCCCCTCCAGCCATCATCGCCGCATGGGCGAGCTGGGTCGCGGAGAACGACTTGTTCGCATCAATGGTGTAGCCGTAACGACCGTCCATCGCCATATTCTTGACAACGAGCGTGCGGCCCGGTGCCCAGCCGACCGCCCACAGGTGGTCCGGGTAATGGGCGTTCAGGGTCTCGGCGGTCGTCTTGGCGACGTACTCCATGTCCAACTCGTCCGCGCTGGTGACCTCGACGGTCGCGATTTCTGTGTCGCGGGATAGGGTGTAGTCCAAGGGATACAGTCTCCAAAGCAGGACGGCGCGCCGCAGACGGGGCAGCAGTTACACATCAATACGGCTTGTAGATGCCGGTCTGATAACGGTCGGTATTGTCTTTCTTCTCGCCGTTGGCGAACTCGTACCCGATATCGTTTTTCCCCCACTCCTCGCCCCAGGCGGATACCACCATCTGCCGCCAGTTATAGGTGCGGGTGGTGACGTATTTGCCTAGAGTAGGCGGAATAGCTTGAGCGGCCATTACAGCTTCTTCGCGGCGTCAGTAACCGCCTGCTCGGCAGTAGCAACCGTCTCCGAGACGTGCGCAACCACCTGGTCAATGCGGACATGGGCAGCATCAACCTGGTTCTGCACGTCGGCCACTGCGGCTTGCGTTTTCTGGAGATGGGTCAGGACAAAGATCAGGCCGGCCAGCGCCACAGCGGCGGCAAGCCCTGCAAACAGTTCAAGATGGCTCATGGGTTCTCCGGTTCAAAAGAAAAAGGCTCGGCATAGATGTCATGCGCTCGGCCTTCAATCGCTTCGTTCAAATGCCGCTGGCAGTAGAATCCTCCCCGCCAGGTGCCTTCCGCCTCGTTCATACAGCGAAATACCAGGCATCGGTGACCCTCCCACTGCGGCGCGTAGTCCTCTCTGGGGGCTTCGTGCTGCTCGGAGCGGGCAGGCGTCCCGTCCTCTTTATAGCCCCGCTTCATACAACGGAAGGCTCAAGGTCTGCCGCATCGAGCACCGCCGGGGCGGTCGGGGCAAGGTCATAGACCCGGCTGGCGGCGTCGATCACATCCTTCTTGCCGACGAAGGGGAAGTAATGCACCTGGTCGCGCAACTTCTTCGCTAGGTCGTACACCTTGTTATCCGAATCAAGTTTCCGGATAGGTCGCGCAACGCGATAGGCGTGCCCGGTTGCCACCATCTTTCTTTGAAGGTTAGTGAGACCCGTAGTGTCCGATCCTCCACTTCTAAGCCAGTCAGGATCGGTGTTATAGGGCAGCCAGTATCGTCCGTTGCGGAAATCAGGACCGAGGCGCTGTACCCGGTCCACCTTCGAGCCTTCCCCGTCAGCGCCCCAAGTAAGTTCCTCAATCTCAAAATGCACTCTCTCCTGCCGCTGCCGCTCTTCGATATAGTCCAGGTCGGCATCGGCCCCGAATTTCTCGTAGCCGACGACTACGCTGTGGACCCCCGGCGCTCGCCGCCACTTCTGATACATCTCACGGAGACGTTGCCAGCGTTCGGATAGGTCCATCTTGTGAGCGAAGCCGTCCAGCAGATACTTGTTGAGCGCGTAATCAACCCCTGTGACAACAATTGCCGTATCGTCCGAATCCTTTTTCTTGCTTCGCGCCGGGTCAACGGTAATGTAAACATTCAGGGTCTCTGGCCTTGCTTCGTAGATCCTCAGGTCGGACGCATCGAACATCCGCTGTTTGCCGGCAAGAGGGTTCTGCAACATCTGGCAGGCGATCGTCGCCTCGCCCTGATCTCGCTTCTTCCGGTCCCATTCCTCCTG